AGTTTAATGACATTATATTATATCTATAATTTTATAAAGGTCTAGTACTCTTTTGATGTGATCTGGAAATCCTATATCATTTCTGATTGAAGTACTACCTTCATTACGTAGGGTGGTTCCAGCGATTGAACGTTGTGTTTTGTGTTCTTCTTTTAAGTAATAAGTTACGAGGTCAAAGACCGCTAACTTAAGATCTGTTGGTACTGCGGAATATCCAGCAGTATATACAACTTTGACAGAAGCGAACCCTTTTTTAAAGTATCTTGTTGATTTTTCACCATCAATTCTGTAAATACGATCATGATCAGTATCTACGTAATAATCAGTATTTGCAGTTAATGTGGTATAACTATCAGCAATTGAGTCTCTCTCCTGTACAGAAGTGACACTATTTAGTGGAGATTCTGTGACAAATATCTCCGAAGTGTAAGTATCATCCATATCAAACGTTTCCGTTTTAGCAGATGAATAAAAATCGACAATTCCATTACCGCAATAAGTTTTTACTAATTGACTAATAGAAGCTACAAGGATATCGATTTTAGCATCGTCCTTGTTATGTTCCATTTTCATGTAGTTTTTGTAATTTGCGCGTGTAATTAAATTCGCCATTTGTTTCCTAAAAAATGGATAAACCTGGGAGGGCAATTACCCTCCCAAGTCACCCAGCATATTTCAACATATCCACTTGCGTGGTATAAATTTGAAGCTTAAAGTTAACTCTAAGAACCTTTGTACATAAGTGCCCACTTAGAAGTAGCGGCATCGATTAGATCGATGAAACCAATTCTTTGTGATGCTACAAGTACTCTTCTTTGAGCTGCAACTTCGTAATCTGACTCAACTGTCATTCCTCTCAGTACTGGTCTGACGAAGTTTCGGGCATAGACTGCTACAGCATAAAATTTGCTTACAGCAGCTGTTGCGAATTCTGGACATACTATTACTTTAGATCCAAATACGCTTCCGATTTCTCCAGACAGTTTGGTAGCAGCGCTACCAACTAGATTTACATCTTGGAATTCAGCGTCTTCTAGTAATTGATAGTAACCTGTTAGGGAAACTACAAATACAACATCAGCAGGATTTAATCCATATTTACCCATATTTTTCCTAGCGGCTAAAAGATTTAGCGCGGTTAGGGATTCTGAGGCAAATGCGGTTGATGATTGAGTATAATCAGAGTCGTTTCTTGCTAAGTGCAATAACCCTTCATATGTAGCTCCTGAGGTACCATAAGCACCATCAGCATCATCTCCAGCTAGAATTGAATTTTCAACACCTCTTGCGTGTGATCTAACCATAGATTCACGTAGTAATGGCAGAATAGGAAGAATTGCATCTTCTTCTGTTTCATTACCTAAGTATGAGGTGGAAATTAGCTTTTTAGTTGAAAGAGTTCTTTCGGTCATATCTACGCCGCCGTAAGGTGAACCATAAGTATCACCAGTTTGGGCTAAGTTACCATGTGGAGATGAACCTGTAGCTGCTTGGTTAGCAGTAAATTCAGCATATCCACTATCTGGTAAGATAGGTAGAATCTGTGTAGCACTCGTCATTTGGATTTCTCTAAATAGAGGAGCTAATATGAGTTGGAGTTGAATATCTCTCTCAATATTAGTGCTTACAGTTTGTTCGAAATCAGCGGAAGAAACTCCAACACCTGACATGGCGTTGACTTTTTCCATAACGGATTTACCATACTTGGTATCCTCGATATTTCTCGCACCTATTGCTTTCGCTAATAGCCATGCGTCTTCTACTTCTTTAATATCCGCTTCTGGGTCTAGAGTTCTACCTCTTTCACCAAATTGTCTTTTGGACTCACGGATTTTTGTGATTTCTTCAGATTTCTCTTTCAGTTCTGCTTTAAGGCTATCAACTACTTCTTCTACGTTGTCGTATCTATCGTTAACACGTTTTTCTAGGTCAGAAACTAATGCTTCTGCTCCAGATGTTCCTGCTTCAACGATAGCTTTAACTTCAGCTTTCTTTGTTTCGAGTTCGGCATCTTCAGATGCTTGTTTTAATGCGGCTTTCTCTGCTACTGCAACGGCTTCATCTTCAGCTTTCGCTTTAGTTTCTGCTTGTTGCATTGCAATTTTGGCTGCTGTTTCACTTGCAACTTTTTTTGCGAACTCTTCAAGATTAAAGTTTTCTGTATCTTTTGACATTTCGTTTTTCCTTGAAGACAGACTGTCGTCTGTTTCTTGAGGCGTAATCGCCTCGGGTTTTTTGACAAATTGCTTTTTCCACTCATCATATTCTGATTGAGTATCAAAAGACTTTGCCACAGAGAAGGTGGCTGCTTGATTAGCGGGTACGGATACCACGCTTACTTCGAACAGCTCCGCATCAGAAATTTTAAGTCCGTCAGTTTCCTCTATATAATCTGCGTCTTTGACGCGGAAACCTACACTTAAAGCTCTTAGAATACCTTCTTTGACTAAATTCGTTACATCACCAGCACTTTTTGATATGTTAGCGGTGATTCTTAGTCCCCTATCGTCGGTCTCAAGACCTGTGGCTCGACCGATAGGTCTATTATAGTCATGGTTAAAAAGGACAACTGGATTATTCGTATAGTTATCCAACCCTCCTTTTTCCCATGCTTCTTTTTCTATAACATCTCCCGCTCTATCTGTATCGTTAGTGCTGGCATATCCTTTGATATTTACGCTTCCATCGTCTGCTTCTTCAACAGACTTGAAAGTAGATGTTAAATTGAAAATCTTTTGCATAATTATTTACCTTTCTTGGCGCTCGCTGCCTTCGGCGCGACCTTTTTAGGCGCTGCTTTCGGGGCAGGAGTTGGCGCTGGAGCAGGAGCTTGTGTTTTAGCCCATTGCTCTGGAAAGTTACTTTTAACCATTGAGGTCATACGATGCCAAGACCCAAAAGGTCTTTTTGCTACCATGTATCTCATAGGTTTATCTTCTGCCGCTTTATACTCAGCTACAGAAAGTATGCTTCCTTTGTCAGCAAAATAATCAGCGAGTTGTTTTAATACGATTTTTTTATTCGCCATTTTCTTCCTCTTCTTCGGGTCTTCCGCCTTCTGACGGATTGGCCGCTGAGCCTGCAATGTTAGCGGGCACTCTTAAATCATCGTGTCCTTCTAACGGCTCCATTCTCATTGCTTCTCTAGCTTCGTTTGGCGTCATTATTCCAGTATTCACTAGAGTACTGTAATAAGCTGCCTGGTCTTTTAGTTCGGGCTGTAAAGCGGGTACTCCGCTTAAGTCCTCTTCTAAATCGAATCCAAAGAAACGTTCAAATGCAAAATTAACCTTTCGTACTATAGGTAGTACAGTTTCTAAATAATACAACCTATGGTTTGGTCTAATATTTGCGTTATTTCCGCTATCTAATAGCAAAGGCGGTACGCCTATTGCTTGTAGTATAATCTTCTCATTTGAAGATATTGCTGCTTGGAAGTCTAAATCTTTGAAATTAACTTCTGTAAGGTTACTTATTTCTAATCCGCCATCAAGTATTAGGGGTCTTCGACCTCCAGTACTTGGGTTATAACGGGCTCTCCAAGCTGCTAGCATTCTTTCTTTTATCTTTTCACTTAATGTGTTTGGGCTTTTTAGTACTAATCCTGGTACTGCTCCATTTTTAAAGAAATTATCCTGAAAGTTTCTCATAGAGTTCAAAAGTAACATTGTTCTATAAGCTGGTTTCAGTCTAGGTACTCCTCTATAAATAGAGTTGAAACTATTTTCTTTAATATGTATAATCTCATCTGGACTATAGTCTACTTGCCCTTGATATGTGTATTTTTTTATATAAGTTTTCTCATCTGTTTCTATTTCTACATTTTCTGCAGGTAAGTGATAAAGTGAACTATTTCCACCATCATAATAAATAAATATATTTCCATCAATTAGTAAATCAATTATCAGATTTCTTTTAAAAGAATTTACATCTTGAAATGGGTTAGGCTCTATATTTAGTAATCTATTTACAGTAGCCCTTCTAACATTTTTATAAACTGGAGTCATTCCAGCAATTTTTCCACCAACATCTACTGGTATTTCTGAGACATCATCCACTATTAAGTTTACAGACCTATTAACTACTTCTAACTTTTCGTAAGCATCTTTATAATTAGTAACATTTTCTCTACTCGTTATATTAAAGCCTTCTTCCCTACCAATAAGATATTGTGCGGGGTTAATTTTCTCTTCGTCTGTTTCTACAGGAGGTGTTCTCCCTATAAATCGGTCATACCATGCCATGTTTTTCTCTTCGTCTCTCTACCCAACGCTCTTGCTTCTGGGCTGTGAATAATTTGGGTCTTTTGCCATAAATGGAGTGTAATCGTAAATGATGTTCGTGACAAAGAGTGACCGCTTCTTCGTATAGTTCTCGTAAATGCTCCTCGATAAAAGTATCTCTTACCTCCATAATCTCTTCGGCGGTTTGGATATTAAGGTTATTACCTCTTAGCCACTTAGCTAACAGTTCTGTCAATCCGTAGAAGTGATGGAAGTCGAGATTTTCTTTACTTCCGCAAATCCGACATTCCGTTCCCTTATCGTACTTTGACTTTGCTCTGTCTCTAACGTATTTGACTAGGTCTCGCTTTAAATCCATTAATTTTTCTCTTACTTTGTATTATACTAAATTACCACGCTAATGTCAAGAATAATTTTTTCGTAGGTCTGCTGATTAAAAAGTGGTCGAAGATGTCTCAAAAGTATAAAGCGCATATCTAAGAGCATCTGCCATATGTGAGTACGTGTTATGTTTTGGCTTTTCTTTCAGCAAATTTGGATTTGCATCCCACTGATATTGGTCCAAACATTCTAATACGTGTCTACATTTTTGATCCACAATTAAATTGTCATTATCTATAAGACTCGCAACCTCTCCAATACCATCTAAAACAGACTTCTTTGCATTTATAGTAGTAACGTCATAATTTTGTGCAAAATCAAACCTTGTTTGTTGTGCCGCAGAATCAATATATATCCAGTCTACATCATATTTCTCTTGTAAGGCCCTAATTTGTATAGCGTGTTGTTCAGTAGTTCTTTCAGCGTCAAGATACTCAGCTAATACATAGAATTTTTCCAAGTCCCAATCATATGCTACTACGCATAAGGCTGTCGGGTCTTTATACCCCACATCAAGACCTGCAATTACATCCATTTTTGAAGTATCAAGTTCTTCTAAGTCTGCTACACACTTCTCAAAATCAAAAGTCCAAATTTGACCTACATAAGTATTAAAATCTGCCATATACTCTTGTGCAAATTCAGCAGAAGACATTGATTTTTGAGCTTCCTTAATGTCGTCCTCACTAAAACGAGGATTTTCATGATAAGTTGCTCGTACAGAGGCCCATTCAGGGAACTCATTATTAAACCCACGATAAAAGAAGTCTGCAAACCAGTTATTCCGCCCTCTAGGGGTTGAAATAAAGAGTGCTTTACTATTATCTTTATCTAAAGTTGGTCTAAGTGCTATATTGAAGGCATCTCTACCATCTACAAGGGCTGCTTCATCGAATATTATTAGATCATATGATCTTCCTACACAAGAATCCACTTGGTTTATTGAGCCCATACGTAAAGTAGAGCCATTTGATAGTTGAATTACTCTATCTTTTGCATTATCTTTTGTAACTTCTAAATCAAAGTGCTTAATTAACTGTCTCTGTAAATCAAAGGATATCTGAGATAAAGAGTAGTTAGGTGACATCAATAAAACATGACTGTTTGGTACTAATGCCATAAGTTGCCCAATAATATTAGAAATATAAGTTTTACCTTGACGCCTAGAAACGGCACCACAAATAAAACGGTATTTAGGATTATTAATTGCATTGATTATTGCAACTTGAGATGGAATAGGTGTAATACCTAATAACTCCATATAAGGTATTATAGGAAGTTTAATAAATCTCTCTTCCGATGAATACTCTACAATATCTCCTCTAGGAATATCTTTTCTACTAATTTCTAGCATTAATGTATTATAGTTGGATTATTGTTTGGATCAATTAGATCATTTACTTGAGCCAAATGATATAGATACAAAAATCCACCAGCCATAGTAGCTAACGCTGCTTGCTCTGGACTCACATTTGATATTCGTGCTTGTTCGTTTATTTTTTCTAAAGCATTTACTGCTGAATTAGAAATAACGTCTAACCAATGAGCATCAAGATGTGTTAAATCTATATCTTCTATCATTAACTTCTTTTCCCTAATCGTTGTGTTCGTGCCTTCTTATACTTTTGATAAGAAGTACGTTTTTTGCTAGCTTTTCTTTTTGAAGCGCTAACTCTTTTGCCAAGTCGTTGCTTACGACTGGTCTTTAACTTCTTACGAGTTGGCATTACAGATGTTTACCATCTGATACAGATGTAAATTCTATGCTACCTTGATTTGCATATATTATATCAGTAGGATCTTTCTTTATAATTATTTGGGCATCACCAGAGCCCGCTATATTTAGTCCAACTGTTCCGCCACCTGCTGCGGCTGCATTTAGTACAGTTATTACTCCTGCAGTTCCTCCAGTATGTACACATAGTACATTAGTGGCACCATTTACAGTAGATCCATTGGCAAAACTATTACCTGCTGCTTCTTTTGCTGATAGCAATCTAATTGCTCTCATTTCTTTCTCCTAACGTCTTCGACGTCCTTTCCCTTTTTTCTTCTTTTGGCGGTATTTGATAGCGCGAAGTCTTTGTTTCGCTGCTTTCTTTGTTCTAGAAATTCCGGGAGTATTATTTACTTTCCACCCGCCCTTTACTTTTTTTATTGGCATCAACCTTCTCCTCAGCTTCAATCATTTTATCATGAATGTCAACCTTACCGTCCCAGTTTTTATCCTTTCCAGTTAATATATTTTTAATCTTCGTCCACAACATCTGCGTCTCCTGATAGATGTGCTTTGGCTTCTTTTTCAGTTTTAAACTTCCAAAGTTTGCCCTGTGTGTCACGATATTTAAATATACCCCTACTTGGATAAATCTTAGGACCATCAGCTGCTGGAGCTGGAGGTGCTTGTTCGGCTACTGCCACTTTTGTTTTATATTCAATCATTTTTATTCCTATAATTTTCTATTGCTTTTGCAATAGATTCTTCTGCTAAAATAGAGCAATGGAGTTTTATAGGTGGAAGGTCTAGTTCTATTGCTATTTGTTTATTAGTGACTTCACTTGCCTGTTTTAAACTCCTGCCCTTTAACATATCTATTATTTTACTGGAACTAGCTATTGCTGAGCCACAGCCATATGTCTTAAATCTAACATCTTTAATAATTTCGTTTTCCACCTTAAATTGTAATCTCATTACATCACCACATGCGGGTGCGCCTACCATTCCTGTCGCCACATTGGGGTCATCAGGATCAAAGCGTCCAACACTGTGCCCTTTTGGGTCTCTTAATACATTCTCAAATCTTTGTACTACTTCTGCTGAGTACGCCATTAGAAACTATAACCAAAATTAACTGCCACTCTTTCAGAGAAGTCTACTCCGACTTCTTCCTCAGAAACGATTTCGACTCCTATTGAAAAGCCGTTTTCTAAATCTTTAGAGGCACTAATTTGATTGTAGCTACTATCGTCTGCGAATTCACCATATCTATAAGAGACATCTATAACTTTAATGAATGGTAATGATACTTCAAATTCTACATAGTCTAAATCTTGATTATCCATATCCTGCCAGTATCCAAGTGATAAAAAACTATATGAAACTATAGCATACCATTCTTCTACTGAGTCTACTTCTTCATCATAATTATATTGAATAACTCCAACGTCTATTCCCAAATCGTCAAATGCTACAGTATAACCTCCATAAAAGTCATACTCTATAGAGGCATCTCCACCAAAATCTACAGTTGAACCCCATGTTCCTCCATAAAATCCAGCTTTGTCTACTTCTAGTCCCCATTGTACAGCCGAGTCTCCTTGTGTTTGACTTATTCCTCTAAAGTAATAGTCTGAATATACAGATACTCCCCCACCCAGTTCAGCAAATGCTGATGTACTAACTAATGTTAGTAATATTATTAATAACTTTTTCATTATTTATCTATTTTTTCCTCTAATTTAATTAAAATTCTGTAGTTACCCTCAACTTTTGTTTCGATAACTGCTAATCGTTGTAAATATTCTTCCTTATTGGTACTATACTCTATTCCATTCTCAACTAATTTATTAACTTCTGTGTTAATTCCTGAAGCCCACCATACAACACCCGCTGTTTGACACAGCAAGGCACCGACCAAGGCAATAGGTATAGTAAATCCATTCATAGTTAATTGAGTTTTTCCGTACTTTATAAAGTTAATTTATATATTCTTGTATTATATCAAAACGGCAAGTTGAAGTCAAGAACTATTTTTTTGATGTTCCCTTCTTATAAAATAAGTGGTCTCCAATTTGAGTAGTAAATACTAATGAGGCTGCCCAATATGGATTAGAAAATGTAGAGTGATAGTGAGTAGCTCCTTGAGTTAAATTTGTACTACTGGATTGCATAATTGAATAGCTTAATGTATAAGTACTAATGAAAGCCTCTCCTTCTTTATAGTCTTCGGGTTTTCCATCACAATAATAGCTAAACTGACAAGAATGTAGGTCTATCCCACCACTGGGATAAAACTTTGTTTGTCTAACTACAGTACAAATAGTACTTGGGTAACTTTTATTAGCTACCCTATTTAATATAACTTCTGCTATTGCTCGTTGACCTTTTTCACTTTCGCTTCTTCCTTCAAAATAGAGTGCCTCTGAAAGGCACTCTATTTGTTTAGATTTTACACCAGTGTTTGCGGCTGTTCCACTAAGGCTAGGAATTAAAAGCAGAAGGATTAAGAAGTTTTTCATACTTCCTCCTTTTATTTTAATTTAATAGTGGGTTGCTATCTGCGTCCTCTAATTTATCAACTTGCTTTTCTAAAGATACGGCTCGTGTTTGTAAAGCTGAAATATTTACAGCCATAGTATTAACCTGACCTTGTATTTCTCTTACTTCAATTACTAACCCTTCATCTATGCTTCTATTGATAAATTCAATAGAAGTTTCAATAGCAACAAATCTATTCTCTAAAGCTGCGGTGCTATCTTCAGTTTCTGCGATACCTCCGATCTTCTTTTCAAGATTTTCTAGTCTATTGACATAAGTTGCTCCAGTATATCCGAAACCTGCTAAAGTTCCTATAATAGTTACTAATCCTATTATTTGTGTTGTTTTCTTTTGAAAAAACTCCATATTATTCTCCTAATAAGTCTGGTTGTGAGTTTATCATACCTCTTAAAGTACGTAAACTAGTACCCGCCATGTCATAAAAGGCAGATACGTTATCTGAGATTGATACATTAGCATAAATTGCTCTAGGCTCATACCAATCTGTTTTTTGTGGTAACACTTGAGAGTAGTAACCTGAAAAGTTTGGATTAAATCCAATATAGGCAACCAAAGCTGTTTGGTCTCCATATTCTCCAGTTTCCTCTGCACTTGCTGCCACTTGTTGTTGTTGTTCTTCTATATTATCTGCAATAATTTTATCTGCGATTTGATCTGCTTCTGAGGCAGTCATTACTCCTGTTGTTGCAATATCAATCTCGCTTGTTACTCCTTGCACTTGTACGTCTACCATAGCTACCTGAGACTGTCCTACCATACTAGGCATTGGTGTAACTGTTACTTCTGTAGAACTAGTACTTGAAGTGCTACTTGAGGTATCAGTTGATGTTGAAGCTACGGTTTCTCCTGTAGAAGTATCTGAAGATACTGAAGCTACCGTTTCTCCTACAGATGTAGCAGCTGTAGCATCTGTAGAAGCTATAGTTTCTGCTGCTTCTACTGATGAATCAGCACTTATAGTACTCGTTGAAACTACAGAAGAAGAAAAGTCCGTTCCCGCCGATGAGATGTCGCTCGAGACCGCGGTACTTGGACTTAGCGCCAACACTTGTTGTGTTTGTGCTGACGCGCTAGCAAATTGATCAGAAATACTTGGAGAGCTTGTAGTGCTAACACCTGCTGATGCTACACCAGACGAGGCTCCACCTGTAGCTGCTGAAGACACTCCTCCAGATGCTACTGTATTCCCTGTTGATTGAGATGAGGTACCATATGTAATAGAAACAGAACCAGTTCCTGAAGTAGTTCCACTTACACTGTTTGTTGCTGCTCTTACAGAATCAGCAACAACATTTAGTTGTTCTGATCTAGTTCCCCTGTCTGAGGGTTCTTCGTTTATTACAAGTTCTAATTCTATTTCTTCTATTGTTTCCTCTGCTTCTTCTGCTAATAATTCTTCTTCAAACTCTTCTTCAAATGTTTCTTCTGCAAATTCTTCTTCAAACTCTTCTTCATACCATTCATCAAGTTCTTCTATTGTTTCAAACTCTTCCCACTCTGTTTCTTCTTCCCAATACTCCTCTTCTACAAGCACTAACTGTCTTTCAAACTCCATGACTAAAGGATCTTCTATATGAGTTATATTATCATAAGTTTCTTCATAAAGAAATATTTCGTCTTCATAATAAGTTTCTTCTCGATAGGACTCTTCCTCATACGTATTTACAGTATACTCTTCTTCATAGTACTCTTCTTCATAGTACTCTTCAGGTTCTTCCATATACTCATCTTGTTGATCCATCTGCTCATCTAAGTCGTCCCATGTGGCTAATTCAGACGAATCCCATTCTATATAACCCTCATCACTGAAGTCTACCTCTGTTCCGTACCACTCATCTACCAGTTCTTGTCCAAATTCTTCTAAATCTATAGCATACCATTCCTCATCTGTAAATTCTTGGTCCCAATAAGGATCATCTTCATAACACCAGTCTGGGTTATCTATACAGTTATCTGCATACTGATCATCTTCATAATCCTCTATATACTGATCATCTTCATAATAAGTATCTTCTGAGTAGGTATCATCATACCCATATTGGTCATCATAGTAATCATCCTCATACCCATAATTTATTTCCTCATCATAGTATGCAACTGATGAAGTTGTTGTATAGCCTGCACAAAAAGGAGCATATTGAGAATCTAAACCACATTGCTGGTCATCATATGCATTTGCATATCCTGAACAGGTTTCTGAGTATAAAGAATTGAGACCACATTGTTGAACTAAGTAAGCTGCTGCATATCCTGGACAAGCTGCATTATTTAATGCGCTGCTACAGTCTAGAGCATTTCCTGTACCTACACCATATAAAGAACCCCCACTTTCCAACAAAGTATTTGCTGCATTGCTGCTAGAGTTCCAATTATAGTTTACACAAGAACTAGAGTTTGTAGTACCTGTGCTACACTCATCAAAATAAAGATAAGTATACATCTGTGTTGTTCCACTTCCTATTTCTCCAATCAGTACATCATGACTATTAATATCTAATGCACCATATCTAAACTCAAAAGTATCATTAGTGTATAACCAAACTTCAAAACTATTATCGGTGCTATTTCTATTATATTCACGCAAGTTGTACCACCCAAAAATAGTATAATTGCTATAGCTTTTGGCTAACATTTTAGAGCCATTGTCTCTAATTAAATCAGTCCAAAAAGGATATAAAGTATAAGTGTGTTGTCCAGATAAAGGGTCTGGAGTGTAGTCGCTACAATAAGCACCACTTGTTTTAAAGTGAAGACAACCATTAGTTGCCATTCTAGCCTGAGTAAAGGGCTGTCCATAAAAATCAAAAGTGAAACCTATATTAAATGCAGATGAAACTTGATCATCTCCTACACCCAAATCAGTTGAAGTAACGCCTGTTAAATCATATAGACTTTGGTTTGCTTCATAGATATAATCAGCCTGTATCTCAGGAGAAATTAGTCCTAGTAAGAAACCTAAAGCGATTCCTAGTCCCCCTGATTTGAGCATAATTTTTTTCATGATAATAGTCTATATAGTGAATATACTATGCATATCAGAATACCTAACAGGACATATAAGACGTAACGTACTGGAAACTTTGTGTGTAGTATCTTGTCTATTAGTTCTTTCATGATATCATATAAAGTTTATAAGTTTTTCCATTCTCTTTTACAAGTGTTTCTTGACTTCCACATACCTTCTTCATTTCTCTCATTTCTGCAAAGCGTTAAAAATTCTGATTTCTTATCTTTTGCATCTGGTCTATCGTGTAGATTCTTTGCCCACATTGCAGTAGCTTTCTTACCCGTTTCTCCCATGTAAGGACAAGGTGTTCCTGCCATTTCCATAGCTTGAAAAACTCTATCATCTTGACACATTAGTGCAACTGATGCTACCTTCATTCCCATGTCATAAAGATACTTACCAAGTTTTAATCTTTCACAATTCATATCTCTAACAGTTGCTCCCGCTGAGAAACCAAAAATCTGTCCTTGAAAAGCACCACTTCGTCCAGTTGTACAAAGATCCTGTGAATAGGACATTATACTTGGCGCGATAGCTGATGCTGGAGGGGCTTTTTGTGTAATCTCTTGTCTAATGGTTTGTGTACTGTCAGATTTGTTAATATTTGTATTAGTATTATCTGATGTATTATTGTTATTGTTGGTATTAGTATTATCAGTAGTGACATTTGAATCTGACGTTGAATTACTAGTATTATTATTGTTATTAGTATTAGTGTTGTTATTTGTATTAGTGTTATTACTGGTACTGTTGTTAGTATTAGTGTTATTACTGGTACTGTTGTTAGTATTAGTGTTATTACTGGTATTGTTATTAGTATTAGTATTAGTGTTATTACTGGTATTGTTATTAGTATTAGTATTAGTGTTGTTATTTGTATTGGTACTATTTACAGTACTATTACTAGTGTTATTTGAAGTACTATTAACAGTTGATGTATTTACATTGTTGTTATTATTAGTACTTGTACTAGTATTTGTGTTATTATTAGTACTAGTGTTAGTATTAGTGTTATCAGCAGTACTAGTGTTGGTATTTGTATTAGTATTTGTATTAGTCCCTGTTGTAGTGTTAGTATTTGTATTAGTATTAGTATTTACATTTGTATTATCCAAACCACCTGAACTAACATTATTATTTGTATTAGTTGCTGTTGAAGTTGATGTGTTTGTATTAGTATTTGCGTTAGTGTTTGTATTAGTATTTGCGTTAGTGTTTGTATTAGTATTTGCGTTAGTATTTGTATTTGTATTTGTATTAGTATTTGTATTAGTGTTTGTATTAGTGTTGGCGTTTGTATTTGTATTAGTAGTTGTAGTAGTGTTTGTCGTCTCTAAACTCTCACAAAATTCTTCCCCCTGTGTACAGTCTCCTGTCTGGTCTGCTAAAATGCCATACGACATAAAGACGCATAGTCCTGCGACGACCGTTAATCCCCCTATTTTCATTTATTTCTCTTATTTAGAACCTCTAGTTCTCTTGTACCTTCTCCGATTCAAGTAACTTCTTCATCAAGGTTCCATAGTTGCCTTGACCGAAGGGTACTTCAGTATTAATTTGTAAATTGTTTTGAGTTTTAATAACTCCATTTTTTGCTTTTTCAGATTCTGTCTGTGCTTTCACTTCGTCCATGCGAATCTTGTGTTGCATCATTAGTAAATCAGCTAGATCCTTATTTGTATAAATCTCTGACTCTTCAGCTTCCTCTAGTTTCTGGTCGATTAATCTATCCAGCGTTTCAGCAAGTTTGAAACGATTCCGATATCCTGAATCCATATACACAGTATCTATGTACTTTTGGATTTCTCGTTTATTCAGTATCGCTACGACTTCATCTCTTGGTATATCTAATTCTTGACACACCGAGGACACATTTCCGTTAGCCAAATAGCTATTCGCAATCTCCAGTCCTTCTGGACTCATACGGGTTGTTATTTCTGTACTCATATTAGTATTATACAAGAGTATCAACCAAAAGTCAAGAAAAATTTTTCCCTTGCTGAAACTGTTTATACTTAAAATTTTTTTGAGGGCTATCATTGTATTAATCATTAAAATTTTTTTAAACTAGACGGAAAGACGTGGTATATATCTAAGTCTCCCGACGATATATAATTTTAAAAAATTTTTTGAAAAAGGAATTTTCCCACGAAAACTAGAAAATACCCCAGTGTCTGCGATTTTGCTAAAAAGAGAAAGGTTCTTGAAAAATCTCAAGTTGCGCATGGAGGAGGGTCAGAGAGAGACAGAGGTGTGTTAGTCAACTAACCCCCCCATACACTGGTTAATTTTTGTACAGCTAATATACTCATAAATAGATGACAATTTTACATTAATTTACTGGACAATGCATCTAAAATAAACGATAATTAGGGGTATTGATTAACGCGACCTTTTAAGCGACCCCTGAAAATCGGGCAATCTGGCACTAAGAAAGGCTTACAATCAAAAGGACAAAGGGCGAAGCTATGAGTAATTATAAATTCGCTGACCAATTAACAACTGCTTAATTTTTGTTCAAGGCTCATTAGCCACTATGCAGATAGACCAACAAAAAGAATTTACCCTTCGGGGTAATAGGTGGATAGGGATTCATTAATCCCTATCTTGTGTTTGTTAATGATATAAGAGGATATCCAAATGTCATATACACAGATAGAAGAAAAGGCTTTACAAGATGCAAAGCCTATTACTTTAGAGAAGGCGAAAATGTTCGCTTCCCAATTCGGGAAGGCTACAAGATCGGTTGTTTCTAAATCTGTTTCGCTAAAGATATACCAAGCGCAGATTAAACCTGCTACTGGTATAGCTAAGACCAAGAAGATTGATCTCCGCAGAGCGGTAGAAAAATCTTTAGCAGTCGAAGCGAATGGACTGGAAGGGCTAGAAGGCGCTACTTATGTAGC